CGTATCCGCTTTCACGATCTGCGCCATAGTTGTGCCAGTCTGCTCTATGCCAATGGCGTGAGCCTGAAGGAGATTCAGGAGTGGCTCGGTCACAGTGACATCAGCACAACAAGCAACATTTATACACATCTGGATTTCTCCAGTAAGGTGTCCTCGGCGAATGCAATCGTCAATATCTTCCCAGAAAACACCAAAGTATAAGAAACTGAGCAGAAAAAGAAAAACAGCCCAATATCTTTCGATTCTAAGCTGTTTTATGATGGAGTGCCGATGGTGGGACTCGAACCCACATGGTTTCCCGAACGATTTTGAGTCGTTTGCGTCTGCCATTCCGCCACATCGGCTTATATTCAATTTTGGGACATTAGTACCGGTTTCTGAAGATTGGAGGGATGTTCAGGAGGGATGTAAGAAATCCTGCTTCGACAAACTATCAAAACTCAACGAACACTCGTAGATTTGTCGCACAGACACGAAAAATTACGAAGCGGATTTTGAGTCCCCCTCGTCTGCCATTCCGACACACCGGCGTATTCTATTTTACAGACAACATAGTTATTATAGCGGATTTTTCTCCCAAAATCAAGATGCAGCTCACAACTCATCAAATTTCTGAAAAGTAAAGCATTAAATGCAACAAATTTTCGGCCTTATTTTTGTGGATTTTAGCGTAAAGCAGACAGGCCGTCAAGTTTTCTCCGCTTGCAGCCGCCCTCTATTGTTTGATTTTACCAACGGTTTTCTGTTTTCGTGTCGCTTATGCTGTCAGACCAAGCTCCCGTAGGCATTCGCGGAACATTGTGCCGGCGCTCTTATAGCCGAAAATTTTTCTGGGATAGCTGTTGATCCAGTTCTCCGTAGCTGCGATTTCTTCCGCTGTGACCTTTGAGAAGTCCGTGCCTTTCGGATGCCGGCGGCGGATCATGCCGTTCACATTCTCATTGCTCCCACGTTCCCAGGAAGAATACGGGTGGCAGTAATATACCTTCGTCCGCTTATCCCCGGTGATGCAGGACTGTTCCAGCTGATCGGCCAATGCAAACTCACTTCCGTTGTCCACCGTGATGCTCTTATAAATGATGCCAAACTTCTCTGCGCCCAACTTCCGTTCCAGCGCATTGATTGCCTGCACGGTCGTCTCTGCACGGCGATCCGGCACCATTATAATATTTTCGTTCCGGGTTTTGCGCTCGGTCAGCACCAGCAGTGCAACCGTACTTTTCTTCTTGCCGGAATACACCGTGTCCATTTCCCAGTGTCCAAATTCTTCACGGTCTTTTACTTCCGCCGGGCGTTTTTCGATGCTCTCACCGGCAGGCGCACGAGCAGGATCCTTTGTTTTCACCTTTTTATAGTCGCCCTTATGCACTCCATGTCTGGGCAGAGCCTTTTGCGTCAAGTTCAGGAACACGCCCTTTTTGATGTAGCTGTATATGGTAGGCACCGATATATGCGTTTTGAATGTCCGTCCTTCTTCCAGGGCATAACCGTACACAGCAGCCGGTGAACAATCCTTATCTATAATGGTCTGCTCGATATAGCTTGCAAGCTCATGATCCTTGCCAATCTTAAGGTTTGGTCCCTTCTCCCGAAGATGTGCCTGATACCTTTGTTCTGCAATATCCGGGCTATATGTAGGAATCAGCTTCCACGTCTTACCGTCCAACTTGTCGTAGCTGCCGCGTTTCAGTTCCCGGTACACCGTGGACGGGTCAACCCGCAACCTGTCTGCGATTTCCTTTACTCTCAGCCCATCTTTCAACCACTTTTCAATACGGATTCGGTCTGTAAGCGTAAGCTGTTTGAACACTCGCACGCCGTTTTCCTCCTTTCGACTATGGCGTTTATTTTCGTTTTAAGCGTAAATTATACGGTATACCGTTGTCAATTCGCAATTTTTCCACACTTTGCACATTTCCTTTGTGCAAAACTTCCAGACAAACAAAAAATCCCCCGCCAGCAATCCATCAGGATGCCAGCGGGGGATTTTCATTTCAGTGCAGAAGCATCGTCAGTTCATAGGCCACAAGGCCGGAAACCAGCGCCGCAATCACAGCCCACCAAAGTTTGTTTCCAAATGTTCCGGGGGCTTTTTCCAGCGCGGTCAGGCGGTCCTCCTGCTTTTTGTTTTGAGCCGTTACAATTTCAAGGCTCTTGTTTGTGTTTTCGAGTTGCTGGATGGTCAACTTGATATTGGTGTTCATGCCGTTTACTGCATCGGTCAGCTTCCCCAGCTCGTCCAGCCGGTGGGTGTTGCTCTGTGCACGGTTTTCGACCGCTGTCAGGCGATGTTCCAGTTCCTCGTCAGTCATTACGCTTGTCCTCCCCCGCCTTACCGAAACGGGCCACAGTGGTGGTTTCCACGGATTTCTTTGCCATGTAATCTTCGAGCTTCTTCTTGGTAAAGTCGAACACAAGCTGTACGATCCAATCCAGCGTCCGCTCATTGATTGCCCAGTCCAGCCAGTCCGGGGTGTAGCCGCGCAGCACCGCGATAACGTGCGCTTTCTTCTCTGCGCCTGCACCCGCGCCGAACTTTTCTTCCGCGTTGACGATCCACTTGTACACGGTCTTTGCGACCACAAGGCCGTAACCCAGACGTACCGCCGCCAGCGCCGTGACCACAAGGCCGACCACCATGAAGATGCAGGTCAGCCATTCAGGGAATGCCATCAGAAAAACTTTCAGAATGTTCTCCATACTGTTTTCCTCCTACTTTCAGCTTACCCACCGGCTCTTTGCCGCGCGGGTGTCGATATGTACCCAACCAGCAGGGCGGCCCGCCTTTACAGGATAGCGCCCGATGCCGCCACGATTCGGCAGTAGGGTCTCGGCATAGGCAGCCACAGCTTCAACACCCACGCCCTGCACCCGGATGTCCGCAGCCTTGCCGTAACAATGCTGGCTGTAGGTCGCCCCCTTCACCGCCTTGTTGTGGGCGGCGGTACGGTATGCACTCGTGATCGTCACAGACTTCCCGAAATGATCCCGGATTTTCTGCAGCAGGGTCACAAGCTCATCGTCAATAAAGATCGGGTCACTCCCATCCTTGCAGCGGAACTCCTTCACCGCAAAATTTGCGGAGAGCTTTCTGTTCCCGTCCTTCGCATACGAATAGGCTTTAATCGCCATTGCTACCATCTCCCTTCATGCCCGGATCAGCCCCGCACCCGCGCATGGCACAGTCCACCATGAGCACCCCGAACTCTGCACGCTCGGTGCTCATGTTCTCGCCCTGCGCTTCAAGCCGGGTCAACAGCTTCTCACACAGCTCAGGCCACGTCATAGTCGTCACCGGTGATGCGCTTGTAGTCCTCGGCGGTGATCTCGCCCTTGTTTACGCGCTCGGCCAGAACTTTCTTCACGCCTGCACGGCGGGATGCGGGCATCTCTGCCCAAGTCTTAGTGCCTGCAATCAGGCGGTTTGCCCAGATAATGTTCATGGTGATACCTCCTTATTCCTTGTTCAGCGCTGCGTCCAGCTCACACAGCGCGGTTTCGATGTCGGCCAAACGCTTCTCGTTGGCTGCGTCCTGCTCACACAGGGCATCTTCCATTTCAGCCACACGGTCGGGCAACTGTTCGTGCTCCTGCTGCTTCTTGGCTGCGGCTTCCTTCTCCTGCCGGGTGGGCAGATTGTCCTTTTTCCACTGAATCATGGTGACTGTCCTCCTTACTGGAATGCGCCGGAGACGGCTTCGATGTAGCCGCCAGTGCCGGATGCACCGCGGCTGACGCTGATGCGGAAATTGAATGCCGCGCCGTTGGTGGCGGTCTTATTCTCAAAGACGATGTTCACGCCTTTTTTTACCTCGGTCGTGGCATCCTGCCAGACCGGGGAGCTGTCGAGTGCGTTGTTGGTCACTTCGGCTTTGAACTTCGCATCATCGGGGATGGAGCCGGTCACCTGAAGCACGGCAACGGTAATGTCGCCCTCAACGGCCAACGGTTCAGCCAGCGTCACGCTTGCGGCGTGGACGGCCTTGGTAAAGGTCGCGGACGTGCTGACGGTTTCCTTGCCGTCGCTCACCTCAACGGTGATGGTGTGGTTGCCGTTCAGGATTTTCTGGAATCCGGCAGCGCTGGCCGTCTGCTCAAAGGTCAGGGCCGTGCCGCTGGCAACGCCGGTGCGGGTCTTGGTGGTCTTGCCGTCCAGCTTTTCGGTGACGGTCAAGGCGTCGCCGTCGGCATCCCTGACGGTGTACTTCCACGCAAAGGCCGCGTTCTTCCGCCCCAGAGCTGCGCCGTCCGTGCTGACGGTAGGTGCAGTGTTGACACTGACCGTGCCATCGTCAGAGACCACGAGTGTAGAGGGAAGAATGAAAGCGGGGCGAACACCATAGGAGTAGTAGTACCAGAAGTTGCCGTTGGAGCCATCGGTGTTGACGTACCAGACGCTGCTGTTATCGTAGGTGAGCGGAGAGCGCAGCCACCAAATGGCAGCGGAGCTGCCATTGTATGCAATACGCTTGCTGTTACCGCTGGAGCTGTTGCCAAAGTATGCCAGCCTCACACCGTCCTTCGGGAAATAGCCGTTGTCGCTGGTCGTCCAACCAACCTCATAACCAGACAGCAGGAACACTTTGTTGCTCAGGCCGTTGGAGCCGGTGGCAAGGCTGCCGCCGGAACCAGTGCCGTTCTGGTACGGGATTTTCACCTGCTTAATAGCCGCCCGGATGTTGCTGTCGATGAGGTTGTAGAACGTTCCGTTCAGGTATGTGTGGATGCTGGAATCCTTGTAGGAGTTATTGTTGCCGAACGTGGACGTGGTGTAGATGTCCTTCATCAGCAGCCACGTTCCATTGCAACTCGAATCATAGGTGCTGGTGTTCGGGTTGCCCTGCTGCACAACAATAAAATCTTTGGACGCGCCGTTGACTTTGATTTTGACAATGCTGCCAACGGCTTTCGTGCCCAGTTTTACGTTTGCCATTGTTACCTCCTTGTTTTCGTTCAGGCCCACGGCATGATCTCCGCGGGCCGCGTGTTCTGCGATACAGAGAGGGACAGGGCTTTGTGCTGCTTCTTGTAGATGCAGCGGCATTGCCTCGCCCGCCGTCTGTCACGCGCGAGTTTGTTCGAGTTGATTTTTCGATGGATAGGGATTTTACAGTCAAGCAATTTTTCGAGCCGGTCAGCGTACTTGCGGCGTAAAGAGTAAGTATCACCATGGGCGGCATGGGCATCCCACGCATCAAAGCTCCGCAGGATTTCCTGCTTGGTCACTTCGCCTGCGGGGTATGCCGTCTTCCAATATCCGATCTTGTTCTTCATCCGCTTGGAGCTATCCCGGCGCAGCTTTTGGATGACCGCGCCGGTGTCGGTCAGGTAGCTATGGAATCCCAGAAAATCAATACCGTTCCGCAGCGGGAAAATGGCGGTTTTCTGGTTCAGCTCAAGGCCGTAACTGTCCATGAGCGCCCGAACATCCCGGAGAATGCACTGCAATTTCTTCTTGTCCGAACAGATGATATAGAAATCATCCATGTATCGGCCATAGTATTTGATGCGGTACTTTTCTTTGATGATGTGGTCGAACTCGTCCAAAAACATGAGGGCGAAAAGCTGGCTCGTCTGGTAGCCCAGCGGCAAGCCGTCCTCCATCACGTCGATGTAGATGCAAAGCAGCTCATAGACACGCGGGTCAACGCCGCGCTTGTCCAGCACGGCTTTGAGCTTGCGTTTTAGCTTCCGGTGGTCGATGCTGGCGAAGAAATGCCGCACGTCGCCTTTCAGCACCCAGCCGTCCGCGCCGTGGCCCTCACGGCGGTAATAGTCCACCATGTGGGTTTTCAGGCGCATCAGGCCGTCGTCTGTGCCTTTTCCGGTCTGGCTGGCGTGGCTGTCCCGGATAAAGCTCTTTGTCAGGGCATCATACAGGATGTTATCGACCAGAGCGTGCAGCACCACCTTGTCCACAAATGCGGGGGCGTGTACCATGCGGCGCTTCGGCTCGTAGACGGCAAAGACCTCAAACTTACTTGGCACATAGCGTATCTGCTGCCGAATGCTCCCGTCTGGCTGCCGCACATTGCAGACAGCCAGCTTACGGGAGAGCTTTTCCGTGCAGGCCAGCGCCTGCGCCTCGTACTCGATTGTTTTGCTTTTACTGCGCTTTCCCTTCCGGGCTTCAAGGTAGGCTTTGTAAAGTACCTCAAAGCTGCACAGTTCTTCGTATGTCAAAATGACCCTCCGCTGGTTCGCGTTACGGTAGTGGGCTGCATCCGGCAGGGATGGCCCACCTCAGCGGGATGTATTTATCACTTGCCTGCATCGGCAAGCGACAGGATGCGGTTTCCTTTGATGGGCGCACTGCTTTCAGCTTATGCCTACTCGTCACACGGTTCCATCAGAGCGGGGCGAACACCATAGGAGTTGTTGTACCAGTTGTTGTTGTTGGAGCCATCGGTGTTGACGTTCCAGACGTTGTTGTTATTGTTGGTGTTCGGAGAGCGCAGCCACCAAATGGCAGCGTCAGACAAACAAACCGCACCCTTTATGCAAAGCGGTTGCCCGCTGTGCGTTTACGGTTCCGGGTAAAGGACGGCTTTCAGGGCGGCAGCCTGTTCGGTCAGCCGTTTCCGTTCCGCTTCTGCCCGGAGTTTTTCGGCACGTCCGCGTTCCGACGTGAGCCACTTCATCGCCGGGTATTTTACGTCCGTGACCTTCTTTGTCCAGATACCGGCTTTCTTCGCACTGATGATACCTTCCTCCGTGCAGATGGTCAGGTATTCCAGTAGCAGAGAGCAGCCGTCCACAACTGCGCCGATCTTCTCAACGCGCTTGTCGTAGTCGGTCTGGAAATTGACGTTGTTCGCCGCGTGTGCATCCAGCAGGATTTGCCGGGCAGTCAGCCGGATGCCCTCACCGTACAGACGGAAAGTGCTTTTGGAAAAGCCCTCCCTGTCCCGTGTGTCGAGTGCATGGACGGCAGTGCCGCACACCTTCTGGATGTCGCGCACATCTTCGAGCGCCGCGACTTTCTGGATGATCTTCCGGGCATCGCTCCGGCTGATGTCATCGGTGACGATGCGGGTTGCCCTCTGAGTGTAGCGCAACAGCTCCCGCGCATTCGCGCCGACCTTGAATGTTTCAGCCATCAGAACTCCACCCTCGCCTGTTCTGCGTTCCACACGCCGGTGACGGTCAGGCCGTCAAGGCTGCTGAACGTGGCGGAAAAAGGATTTTTCGTCACGTTTGTGCCGAACTTCAGCTCAATGGCCTTGATGCTGGCGTTCATAGCTGCCACACTGGCACGGATGTCGCTGTGGGTGTTCTCCGCACCGTTGTGGTTGTCAACGGCCGCGCTGATGCGCTGGTCGGTTTCAGCCTTGGTGTATGCGTCCACCGCCGGACGCTGCGATTCGGTCAAATGGCCGTCAGCATCCAGCGTGGCAATGCCACCCGGCACGCCGATCTGGTTAGTGCGGACAACATCTTCATCCGGCGCCTTGCCGGGGCCTGCGTTAAAAGAACCGTATGCCATTTAGGTTCCCCCTTCCTGTGCATCCGTGTATTTCACGGTGCTTGTAATGTGATACTGTGCAGAAATTTTCTCGGTCGGAGCTTTGGCGGCCCTCAGCCGCAGCTTTCCTTCGAGGCTTTCGGTCGCAATAAAGCCCACCGCACCCGCCACATCGTAAAATTCCGGCAGTACCGTAACATCCACAATGTCGGTAGCCAACAGGCCCGCAATGGGGATGTCACAATAAAAATAGCCGGGGGAGGAATCATCCTCGCCCCAGCCATCGACCGGAATCGTAAAAGACACCGCAGCCGTGACATCCTGCTTTTCGTGCAGGATGTCATCGGTTTCCTCGAATCCGTTTGCCGTTGCTTCGGAAAGGTCTCCGAGTGCGGTGTTGCACTGCTTGATGTGGCTGCAAAGCGCGGCAAGCCCTGTGCCCAAAAGCGTTTTGATCTTCGCTTTTGCCATAGAGCTTACCTCCTCATGTCTTAGTCAGCCAGCAGAGCGGCGATCTCCTCTGCGGAGAAGTCCTCCACGTCCTCGTCGTGCAGAACATTCTCCGGCTCGGTGTACACGACGACTTCCTTGCCGTCAATGTTCACATTGCCGTTGGTGGAGCTGGCTGCGGTCTTGGTGGCACCCTCAGAGACACCGGCCAGCTTTTCGCCCTCGGCATCGGTCATCAGGCGCTTGCCAGCCTCGGCGGCCACAAAGTCGGCAGGCTTCTTGCCGCTGTCGGTCAGGTTGCCCTCGCCGTCCAGCGCAGCGAGGTTGCCGGTGGTAGCACCAGTGACCTTATCGGCCTTGCCGGAAATGTCCACTTCCTCAGGGGTGGGAACATACAGACCGTCGTCCTTCAGGGTCAGAGCGTTGCCCGCAGCAGCGGAAACATTGACCTTGACATCCACCTCATAGCCAGCGATGGTAACGGTGGTGGAAGCATCCTTGCCGACGGCCTTAGCCTTGTAGGTATCCACCAGCGCAGCCATGCTCAGGAAAGAGTAGGTGCAGGAGTCAGGATTCTCGCCCTTGACGGCCAGCACCATGACGGGCTTGCCGTCCAGCTTGGGGTCGGTAGCGCCGGGGTAGGTCGCAGCATCGAACTTGAACTTGGCCACGAAGGTGGTCTTGGTCTGGTCGAGGAACAGCTCAGAGGGGAAGTCAACGGAGAAAGCAGCAGTGCCGCTCTTGTCGGTAGAGGTGTAGAAGTTCACGGTGTTGCCGTCAACGCCAAGAGACTTGATAGCAGCGTTGGCTGCGGTCTGCACAGGGGTAAAGGCGTCCTTCTTGACGAAAGTCTTCTTGATCTCAGCGGTCAAGTTGCGGATGGTGGTCTTGGTAGAAATCTGCTTAGACATAATAGTGTCCTCCTAAAAATTATTTCAGCATATCAACGATTTCCTGCTGCGTTTCTTCCTCGTCGAGCAGGTCTTCACTCGTCATAACGGTTTCTTTGCGGACGGTCAGCGCGTTTGCGCTGTCGAAGTCAAGACCTTCGCCGATGCGGACGGCAATAGCGCCGCTTGCGTCGCGCTTCAAGCCCTGACCGATGCTTACGCTACCGGTTTCACCCGAACCACCTCCTTTCCCGAACAGGGTTACGGTCGCCTGAATATCTGCTTCCGGGATGCGCTGAGCGAAAAATCTGATGAAACCATCATGCGTTTCGCACCCGTTCAGGACGCCCGCTTTGGTCGTAGTATAGAAGCTGCCAGGAGATACAACGCCAACGGGTACAAGCTCGCTGGTGCTGTCCGACAGTTCTGCGTCATAAATGCACTGGTAGTAATCCATACCGCCAGCGTTTTCGTAATCATCCTCGCTGCGGGCGGGCTTCCACCCGTCAGCCGCAAGGGTGAGTTCGTAGGAGCCATAGTAGCCGCCTGTTCCGCCGTCCACCTGTTCCTTGATAAGAGCCTTTACCTGTTCTTCGTTCAGGATTTCCCCGGATTCAGACAGGTTCTTCACGGCTGCGCTGACCGCTGCCGTGATGGTAGTCGCATGGGCACTGGCGTCGGCGTTGTGCTTCTCGACTTCTGCCTTGACCATTTTTGCGAGAGCCTGCATCTGCGGGTCAACGGTAATGCTGATATTGGCCTTGTTCGACACAGCAAGCAGCGCCGACAGCTCAATCTCAAAATCGCCGTTCACTTTCGTGGACGGGACCTCCACTCCGCGTGCATCCTGCATAATAAACAGGAGTGTTTCGGCATCGTCGTTCAGCCTGCCGTAAACGCCCACCTGATGCATGATGTACGTTTCATCCGCACCGGTGATCTGGATTTTTACCCGCCGAGCCGTCTCACCGCCGCTTTCAACGGTTTCGATGTCCAGCAATTTCAGGTCATGTGTTTCGCCGCTTACCCCGGTTTCCCCCGAAAGGTCTGCGTCAGCCGTACCGGTGCCGCTCACAGCGCGGGTGATTACCAGCGCACCACCGGAGAGAGATTCCGACAGCAGGGCGGCACCGGCGGCGGTGTAGCTAGATTTTTCCCAACTCACGTTGTCTGTCCTCCAATAACAATGTTTATCGCCGTGTGCGACCGTTCAACGGTGCCCGCCGTAAAGGCTCGTGCTTTCACTGCCTTTGCTTCAACGGCACCGGGCAGCGCCACGGCAACCTGCATTTTCGATCTTCCGACCGCACCAGCAACATACGCCTTTGCGCCGATTTCCCGCGGCTTGATCCTACCGGGGATCTTTACGGTGCAGGATGTCGCCATGCCGCAGGGTGCGGCGGCGATATAAGCGGGCGACCGTTCATGCGGTTCGACGATGTAGATGATGTGCTCAAGGTGAGCGGTACAGCGCCTGGCATAACCAAGGCGCTTTTCAATTTCTTCCGGTGTGTAGTAAATGACACCATCATCGGTAATGTCTACGTTCATTCGCCAGTAGCCCGGCCTTCCTCCGTAGTCATACCATTCACTTATCTTCACATTCGGATAAATCGAGGACAGCGCCTTTTGGACTGCCCACTCCGTTCCACAGTACCGACGGACTTCCAGCGCAGTTTTGATGATCCTGCGCTTTGTTTCAATCGGATAGCTGGTGTCGTACCAGTCAACGCGGAACTGAACCGCAAGAATATCCAGAACCGCCTCATCTGCACGGTCAATATCCGTGTAGATTTTCAAGCGTTCGGCAGCTTCCAGTTCCTTCTTGCGCCGCTCCCTGAAAACTGCATCAAGGATCTGTACCCATGGCTCTTTGGCAACATCAGGCGGTAGCCCTTCGACTAGGCCGACTTCGTGGAGTTCAATCATCTTCGATTCCTCCGTATGTCACCTTGCAGCTTCGGAGCTTTGCCACCTGAATTTCGGAGACAGTTGTTTCGACCGGTGTCAACAGACGTGGGCGTTTCGCACCAGCTTCCCGTACACGCATAATCAGCTCCGCCGGTTCGATGTCCCGGCCGATTTTTCTCTGCCAGGTTTCATACTCCTTCACAGCTGCTTCCACATTTTCCTGAATCGTCGATGCATTCTTGACATTGCTCAAGGCAATATGGTAAGTAAGCTCGATGTCATACGGGATTTCTTCCGGCGCATGGCAAAGAACCAGATCACCCATCGGGCGCTTTACCGTGTCGAAATATTCCTGCATTCCGGTACATTCTTCCCTTGTCGGAACTCTGCCTCCGGCCATCAGAAAGTAAACGTGGATCGTGTATCCTTCCTTGCAAACGATCTTCGTATCTGCCACATCGGACCGCCAGCTCGATGCAAAGTATTCATAGGCATCCACCGGACCGGCCACGGAGAAAATCGAAGGTGCATAGTTGATACGTCTGGTAAATGAATCGTCACCTTCCGTATCCGTACCGCCCGTGCTTGCCGAAACACTTTTTGCCCCGGACACATACGGGATAGGATCCACCAGCACATTGATTTCTCCTTCGGCAATCCCATCGCTGTTGCTTCCTGCCTCATCCGCCACGGCAACTACGTCCACGGTCAGTTCACCGGGTAAGATCTCCGCATACTTTTCGGTTTTGAAATACCGTTTGTCTGCCGTTCTCACCTGTGTTCCTTCCGGGATTCCGGTTGCACTCGTTCTCGGCGCAGACAGTGTGAATCGAATAACCGCCGTGGCTTTTCCGGCTTCCAGGCGTTCCACTCCAACAAGCGGAGCAAGGTTGTCCAAATTCGGCCCCGTGCTCGTAGGCAGCAGTTCCGCTTTCAGACACGCCGTGCTGTACTCCATGTTGTGATGCGAACGATGTGCCAGTGTCAAAAGGACAAGCCGTGCTTCAGAACACCGTTCCAACGATACCTCACCGTTGAAAAGTTCTTTGTTGTACTTGCCAAACAGTGCCTTGCAATCGGCCACAGCTTCTTCCAGCGTTTCTTCGCCTTCAATGTCGATGTCCGGGATGTTCTCAAACTCTTTTATTTTAGACAAGCTCGTACACCACCTTTGGAATTACAACGCCATGCAGCACATCACTGTCCAGCCAGTCCACCCGCACCACTCTTGCCCGCGGCTCAAACGATGCGGTTTTCTCTGTTACCTCAGCCACATATAATCCCTTTGCCACCGGAAGTGGCTTATCGACAAATATGTTTGGATTGATTCCGAGTTCTCTGTCGCCCTCTTGGCTCCCGATTGGTGTGGAATACAGTGTGCGAAGGCACTTTGCAATGTCCTGCACTTCTTTTTGTTTTTCGCTGTCGCCGGACAGCTCAACCACCGTGCTGCTGAAGTCGATCATATGTACTCCTTTATGGTCAGGCTCACCTTGCACTGCATCAAAAGCCCGTGTTTTATCACCGAATCCCAGCTGTCGCTTATTTCAGTGACCCGAAACTTGTTTTGCGATACCGGTGCAAACCCGATAATCAGGTAATGAATCTCTCCGTTCTCTGACATTTCTGTCAGACGGTTCAGCATCTTGCGAGGATTCACGCCGAGTGCTGCATCCAGAAGAATATCAAAGGTGTACTCTCTCAGTTTCGGTGATAAATACTCTGCTCGTGCTTTTCCTCCCAGAACTTCATGTTCCGCCCAGTTTGCGCCGGTCGTTCCCTTGAAGTTTGACGGGGTGAGCACACGCAGGTGCCCCACGGAGAAAATCACATCGCCGAAAATTCCAACATACATTCCAAAACCTCCTTACAGGGGTGCGGATGTTTTCTTGCCAAGGTTTCCGGTGTGCGTATGCGATACCAGCGATTTGCCGGACACAACAACATCGCCACCTCCGCCCTGGATGTTCACTGTTCCAGCGGTCGCATTGATGGTCGATGCCGTCATTTTCAATTCGCCGGATGCTGCAAGCGTGATCCCCGCCGGGGATGTCACCTTGATTTCTCCGCCCTCGCTGATGGTCACGGTTGCACCGCCCACCTGGATCTCAAGACTTTTCGCCTTCAGGATTTTCTTTCCGTCCACATAGTCGGTCAGTTCTTTTGCATTTGCATCAAACTTCCGATATGCCTTTCCTCGTGAGTTGGCATAATCCTTTCGGTAGACTTTTTCTTTTCCTTCAGGCGGTTTGTTCTTTTCATTCCAGACGGTGCCCACCACAACAGCATCCTCCGGGCTTTCTCCTGGATGCAGGACAAGCACAAGATCATCAACTTCCGGTGTCTGGTACTCGCCATTGGACAGAAACGGCACCATTTCCGTAACGGTGTCGTCCCTGTCTGGGTAAGTAACTTCGCACTTTCCAGCCTCATAGTCGATAGAACTCACATTGCCGAATCTCACTTCACTGCTCATGCGAAATCCTCCTTTTCCACTTTGCTGGCCTTGACCTGTGTTTTGTAGCCGCTGGATGGAGATATGCTGTGTTCCATCTGATCAACGAAATACTTTCCGTCCATCTTTCCATAGCCAACTAGGTTAAAGCACTGCGCTGAAGCGCCGGCCGGATAGCCCAACATCGTAAAACTGATCTGGGTTGCTCCGTGGTTGGCATTCTTGATGGCCGCTATCAGGCGGGCTTTTGCGTCTGCCTCGCTGCTTACCTTTCCAGTAAGTTTAAGCTGGCGTTCGTCCGTGCCCACCTTGACGTTGATATTGATTTTTTTCTGTTTGTTGGTGTAGGTATAAAGGCCGCCCGTGTATGTTCCAGTCAGCTTTGTGTTCCACTTGAAACTTCCCGGCTCTACGCACAGGGCCGTCGGATTTCCAACGGGCCGGCTCTCATATACCGTCCATACAGGATCTTTCGCCTTGTACTTTTCCCGGTCGTACACCCAGAGCTTTGAAGTGTAGACTTTGATAACCAGTGCATAGGTGCTGCACAGATCTTGCAGAAAGGCACTATCTGTTCCGTCCTGTTCCTTTGCATCAATGCTGTGGTCGTCTCCCTCAAACTTCAGCTCCAATTTGTAACGGCCTGCAATGGTTTCAGCGATTTTCTTTACGCTGGTGTTCTTCCATGTAAAGGTCCGGTTTCTCTCGCTGAAGCTGGTGTCGTTCGGCTTTGCCACGCCGCCCATCGTCAGCGAATCAGGTGCACCGGCAAAACTAAGATCATCCAGCACGAATGCCCCGCACTCGGCGCTGTAATCTCTGTAGCCGCTCTCAATGCCCCCGATATTCCAGTCCTTTACAACAATAGCCGGGTAGAGCTTCACGCCCTTTTCCGGCATCCAGTCATTTTTCCATTTGGCAGCTTTGGCATTGACTGTAATGCTCACACTGTCGCTTTTGGATTCAGCCACATCCGTGTACTTGAAACTTTCCAGATCAGGTGCGATTTCTTCCGAAATATCGGTTTTCTCGTAGGTCAGAAGAACCGCAGCCTGCCTTCCTTTGGGTCTCGCTGCTGTCAGTACCATCATGCACCTGCCTTCCAGGGCGGAAGGTCTCCGCTCTTTTCAGCCGGCAGAGCTGGTGTTGACAGCACCGTGCCGGAATCGAACCGGACGATATGGATATATCTGGGGTTGTTCTGCATCAGCCAATCGGCTTTCAGCTCGCTTCCGTACACGTTCAGGGCAATCAGATCCCAGGTGTCACCGGACTTTGTGGTGTAATCAAGTGCCATACTGCGTGCGCCTCTTTTCGCGTTCGTACCGTTCCACATACTCGCAGAACTTCTCGTAACCTTCGTCCATAATGGAACGTAGATCTTCGGCATTCATGCTGCCGTAGATGGTGAAGTTTGGTGCATAAACATATGTGTTTCCGCTGGAACTCGTATAGGTACGCTGGTAGCTGTTGCTCGATTCACCGCGCTGGTTCCCGGTGCTGCCACCAGAAGCATCTTCGCTCCCGCCGATGGGCTTCAGCTCTACTTCCTGCTGGTAGTTCTGAAGGTCTGCCAGCATCGACAGATTTTGCCTTGTCAGTTCGCTGTTTCCAGCCGTCGGGAAGAAGTTTACATTGCTCAGGTCGTAGTTGTCCGGGTTTGCAGCGTATTCCAGCTTTGCCTTTTCCGCATCTGCTCCCCGGATAAACCGGATTGCCTTCTGAGTATTTTCGTTTGCAAGAACAGACTTGGCACCAGCAATCACTTTCCCGATTCCGGTGTTCAGCAGCTGTTGGGCTTTGCCCTGGTCATCCGACACGGTAGGTGTCGGCATTGCCGCCAGAGTTTCCAGCCCATCTACTGCATAGTTGGCGATCTCCGTGATACGGCTGAACGCCACACCAGCGTCGGACCCCAGTACCAATGCCGCTGCAACAGGCTGAACCATAGTGTCAAAACTTTGAGCCACCTGGTTGTAATACTGCTGGCGACGTGCTCTGTTGAAGTCGATCAGGTTAGAATCTTCTTCTGTAAAACCACCGTCCGCGAACATCTTCGGCTTTCTGCCGGGCAACCCCAGCAGATCACCCAGACCAACGCCCAGCAGCTTACCAGCGGTCAGCCAGGTATCAATGTTCTTTTCACGAACGCCGCGGCGGAAGCTGATAACGGCTTCCGGGCCAGCCTCACCAGCAATAGACGGTCCCTGCGTCATGCCGCCGTTGGCAAATGCCGGGACAGACACGGGTGACAGGTTGAATCCGAACGACTTACCGCCGATCACCGGAACCGGAATGCCGAACAGCGTTTCCGGTATTGTGAGCTGAATTTTGTTCAGCGCCCCAATGATGAAGTTGACCGCTTTCACGCCGATGGTTGCAACCTGCTTCAGGAAGCCGATGATGCCCAGAATCACAGGCTCTACCACAGGAAGCACCTTACCCACCAGATCCACCGCCACCTTGATGGCGTTGACCAGTGTGGTGCCTACCAGGCTTACCACCGTAGACAGCAGCGGCATGACCGCCGGAATGCCTTCATTCACGATAAAGCCGAAGATCTCAGTCAGCACCGGCTTGATGTGGTTTACTCCCAGATCTACAATCTGAGAGAACACACCGGCGAACGATTCAATCAACGGCATAACCGTCTGGATGGCAGGGGTCATAGCTCCGAACACGTCACCCAGATTTAGCCCTCCGATACTGAAGCCGGATAGCTTTTCCTGGATGCTCTGCAAGCCCTCCGGGGTGGTGAGCTGCCCGAACACTTGCTTTACAGTGTCGCCGACACCGGCTATCTTTCCGGTAAATTTGTCAAAGACGGCAAGCCCGCCCTCGCCAAATACCATTCCGACGATGTTGCGGATGTCCTCGAAGTGATCTCCCAACAACGAGACTGCCGCAACGATTGTACCGATGCCGGTAATAACCGGGCCGAATGTGCCAAGCAGTGCCATGAATCCGCTGCCCAGTTTTGCGGCCACTGGGCCTACCGTCGTACCCAGTACGTTCAGCCCTGCGCCGCCGACATTCAAAGCTCCCTTCACCGTACTCAAAGCGCCGCCGCCGATTTTGGATGCTGCACCCGCCACCTTGCTGCCGACACCGAGGACGGTAGAACCCACTTTGGACTGGCTGACAGTCTGCCATGCATTGGACAGCCCATTTCCAATGACCGTCTTTCCTGCGCCGAGGAAATTTTTCACTCCACCGGCCATACCTCCAAGGTCAATGCCATTCGGCCCTGCAATGCCGGAAAGGATCTGTCCCGCAACACCGCCGGTCTTGGCGATAAATCGTCCTACCGGATTGCTGCTCCCGAACCCTACCAGAGCATTTTTCAGGCCGCCCAGCGATTGCCCGACATTGGAAACATACCTACCGGAGCCGGAGTTTTTCAGCACGCCCAGTAGGCCACCGTTCGTGCTAGCTTCCAGCACATCATTTACAAAACCGGTGTTTCCTTTCTTGGTTCCGCTTCGCAGGCCCTTGAAATTTTTCAGTGTTGCCCAGATGCCGACACCAGCGCCGTCCAACGTCTGCCCAATTTTTCCAAGGCGCGTTGTGGGCTGCTGCGCTCCGGCGCCGGCCATCTGAACGCCGTACTTTGCATTTTCAGCAAACATTCCGGCATTCGATTTTACAAAGGATGCGCCACCAACTGCCCGTTGGATCAGGCTTGTGGGTGTCAGTGCTCCCATCAGATTTCGGACAGTGATGCCTCCGAATGTTCCGCCTGGGGCACCGCTCGGTTTTCCGCCGATTGCAATGTTCCCGATGGTGTTCAGCAGTGAGGATCCTGTGCTATAAGCCGTCGGTGCAAAGCTCATAGCTCCGAACGCCGCAACTATGGCAGCAATGGCCCCTGCCACTTCCGGCCCATGCTCTGCAGTGTAGTCGATGCCCTTCTGGATCCACGGCAATGCCGCCTGCGCCGCATTGCCAATTCCAAGCAGCGCGGAGTGCAACATCGGCAGAATGCCATTGACGATGTTGGACAGATCTGGCAAGTTCTCGGTGATACCGTTTGCTATGTCGATCCACATGGATGTCAGTTCTTTCTTTGCCGGAAGGAACTGATTGCCCACATTGATAAGCAGGCGGTCTGTCGCATTACTTGCCATCTGGCTTACCGCTTTGCTGGTGTCCAGACGAACAAGCAATTCTTTCTCCATGCTGCCGCTGTATGCGCTGGTATCACCAGCCATAAGCAAGGCATTCTGGAACGCAGGCAAGTTGCCCACAATTTTTGAAACGCCCTCAATGGCCCACTGTCCAAACAGTGTCTTGATGGTCGCAGTCTGCTGGTACTTGTCCTGTTTCGAGATCGCCTCAAAGACTTTGTACAGAGTGCTTGCTGCACCATCTTCTCCGTTCGGCCCGGTGGACTGCATATCCTTTGCAATCTGCACAGGATCAAAACCGAGTCTGTTCCATGCGCCCACCTGCGCATCCGTTGCACTGTTGCCAAGGGTGATGTTTGTAAACACACGGTTCAGGCTTGTTCCAGCCTTTCCCTCATTAACGCCCATAGCCAGCATGGTGGCTGCCAGCGCAGAGGTCGTGTGCAGGTCAACGCCGGCTGTCTGGCCGACACCGCCGGACGTATTCACCACGCTGGCGATTTCCGCCGCCGTGGTAGCCATGTGGCCGCCCAGATAGTTGATGGCATCTGCAATGTCGATAATCTGGTTGTGGGTCTTACCAAAAGCGGTTTCCCACTTTGCCATATAATCGGCCGCAGACTTTGCATCAATGTCCCACGCGGCGGCTAGTCGGGCCGTATCGTACAGGTAGCTTTTTTCTCCGGTTTGCTGGTTATCCAGAAAGATTTGCTCATAGCTCTTACCGGACTGTCCCAGCGATGCGGCGATCTGCGCCATCTCGTCCCGTTTGATTGGGACCTGCGTGGTCATCTTGAGGATCGCGTCCTCCATGGTGGCACGCTTTTCCGGGTCAATGCTGCCGTCATCGTTCATGATGCCGCCAACATACTTGACTGCATCTGCCGCCTGGGCTTGGTATTCCTCTGCCATGGAGGTTGTCTTTTTAATCATGACAGCGGACGCAGTTGTCAGCGTCGCCATGATTCCAAGCCCAGTCTTTCCGATTACGCCCAGAGTGTTTGCTACCGTGCTGCCCAGTGACTTGGTTCCCGTCAATGCGTTTGCCAGATCACCGGTCAGCCCCTTCGTCTGCTTTATTGCAGTTACAAGGGACGGGTCCACCTTGCCCATGATGCGGATGCTGAGGTCTAGTGCTCCATTTCCCGCCATACGTCTGCCACCTCGTTACACAGATCCACCAGCTCCCGCCGGGGCAGGTGCAGCAGATCCGTCATGTTGGAATGCGTGGCAATGGATAGCTGGATAGCCGCTTTCCGAAGTCCTTTTGCCCCGCCTTTTACTCGAAAAAATCAGAGTTTACAGCATCACGCAGCTTAACCGCCTCGCACAGCGGCAGACCAGCAAAGAAGTCCACCGGGTAGCCGGTGCCCATGCTGGCGATGATGCAGCAGTACAGGTAGTTGCGATGCGTATTCACCGGTGCAAATCCGCCCGCAGCCATACGGTTTTCTGCCATGGATTCGCTCATAGTGTTCAGTTCGCCCACGCCGGACAGGTCGATGCCGTCAAAGGTCTTGCCCTTCAGTTCCGCCTTTTCGCTGCCCTCGTAGGTGTAGGGCGCTGCAAACTTCAGGGTGTGAGATTCCAGCTGCTTTTTCACTTCATCGGCGTTCTCGCTGTTATCCATGCCCTTGATAACCGCCGCCTGCACTTTCTTGATCTTGCCGCGGGGCATGAGCTTGAAGAACTCCACCGGCTTTCCAGTAGCCTTAACAGCCATTTCCTGTGCAAAGGAAGTGGTCATTTCCATCGCGTACATGGCCGCCGTCTCGTTGCCGATGCTTTTCTGAATGTCGATCAAGTCCTGCACGGTCATCTTCTCCATACCGGACAGATCCAGGCTGTCGTACTCCTTGCCCTCGAACTTATAGGGCTTGTCGAACTTCACGATATTGTCCATTGCTGTTTCCTTTCCAAAAGACAATCAGCCGCCCCACGCCGGGACGGCTGACTTCTTCATGTATCGGGTTTAGATAAGAGCGTTGATCTCGGCACGCATATCCTCGCCATCGACATAGTAGCGGCCCGCAAACTTGTCGATGTCGATAACAGTAGTGCCGTCAACCTCCATCAGGTAACGGGTGACTTCCAGCGTGGTGGTGCTGCCCATGGTGTCGGCACGCTTCAGCTTGCCGGGATCCAGTTCCTTGGGACGACCACCCAGGACGACGCGCAGGCCCTTGTAGGTGTAGCCGCCGTTCTTGTTGTCGTTCTGCATGGCAGCACGCAGGGTAATCTGGATGTTCTTGTTGGGGTTCATCATCTTGGTGGCGTAGCTGTACATGGTGTTCCAGTTCAGCGTTGCCTCCATGGATTCAAACTGACCGGGCACGGGAGAATCGACTTCGCCCGCAATGCCCATGCCGGACACGGAGGTGGTCTTGTTCTTGATCTTGGGCAGGGTGATTTCATCCGCCAGACCAATGAGCAGGTCATCTTCCGTGTACGCATTGTAGTCATTGATGACCTGTGGAACCAGGTCACTGGAAATATTCAGAGCCATATGTCATTCCTCCTGCTTACAGAGACAGAGCGGAGGTCAGCGCGCCGGCCTCGTACTCCATGGTGTTATTGATCTGCTTAAAAGGCGGGAACGGCGTGCAGAACTGATAGAAGGAGTAGTGGCCTGCAACCAGTTCAGCGGTCGTGTTGCGGTCGGGGTCTGCCTTCATGCTGTAGCTGGCGCATACCTCGGTAGAGACATAGACGCTGCCCTTCATGTTCTCGCTGTCGATGATGGACTGAAGGCGCTTCTTGTTCATGGGCTTATCCAGCTTGCTCATGTTGTCCAGAACAAAGCTGGTCCAGGAGTGGTTGAAGAAGCGGCGGACACAAAGGAAAGCGTCCTTCGGGTCGGTGTTTTTCGGGTAGCAGCAGGTCTCATTGCCCCACACAACAAAGTCGCCGGAGCGGATGAAGGTCGCCACGCCCTGCTCATTCAGCACATTGCCCTGCTCCTGATCCATCAGGACTTCGGTGCCATCTTCCAGGCAGGCGGAGGAAATGGGTACGCTGACATTGGACGGGCTGGCATTAGGCGTGTCGTTGTACAGGCTGTCGTTGTAGACTGCCGCAGCAGCGGCCAGAGAGCTACCGCTGTAGATGGTGCTGCCGATCTTGCCGTACAGCCACAGGCCATATGCTTCACGAGAAGTTGCGCCCTGCTTGACCTTCTGGTTTGCCACGTCGGTGTACTTGCGTGCACCGGAAGCGGAACTGTCGATGTCAACAAAGCACACTGCATCGAAAACGCCATTGATCTTGCGGCACTTTGCCTGGAGCGCTGCGCACACCATGGGATCCTTGGAAAAGCGGGGTGCCAGCAGAATGCCGGGAACCATGCCCAGCTTGGGGAACACCTGTCTTACCACTTCCAGTCCGGTCTCTGCACCGGTGGCCGCATTCACGCCGCCCACGATGTCGGCAGCGGTGATTTTGGTCGGGTCAAGAATGGAACCGGAAACGGTCAGGGCCGTTGCGCCGTCGCCTTTGCCGCCGTTGACCAGCGCAATGCTCACTGTGCCGTCGTCGTTGAAGCTGGCCGTATAGTCCTCGTCCACCGTAAGTACGGTCTGCTCTTTCTTCACAACCAGCTTTTTCAGCAGGATACCGGTCTCGTCGATCTCTGCAATGCCATCATTCACCTGCACAGTCTTGTTGGACAGCTCGGTAATATGCTTTGCATTTGCAGGATCCAGGACGTTGACCACGACGATGGGGGAAATGCCCATCACCTGGAAGCTGGCACTCACAGCCTCGCACAGGGTGTACTTTGCGAAATCACTGGAATAGCCCACTGCGGCGGCAGCCTCTTTGAAGGTGTTCACCAGCATCGGCGTGTTTACTGCCGCTTCCGGGTCATCCAGCATATTAACGGGGGCCGTGCCCACAACAATCTGCAGGCCGGAGTTGACCGTTACCGGAGCGGTGACGCTGGTCGCCGCTTCAGTCTTGTTAAAGCCATGCGAAATAGCCATCTGTCGTATCCTCCTTACTTCATCAGGGCAGCAGCCTTGTTGCAGAGAATATTTTCTCTGGTGCCGTCCTGTTCCAGTTTCACCCGCATTTCAGCGAGCTTGTCCAGCGGAACGATCAGTGCCTTCAGAAGCGGCACCTGTTCCACTTTTTCTTTCAGCTTGTCGGGCAGGCCATCCACGAAAACCGTGTACTGCGGTGCGATACCCTTGATAGTCGGGCCGCAGTATGCCACGGGGGCCTGCACCTGCGCTGCGGCCTGTTCAGTCTGATTTTCCTGAACTTCTGCCGCTGCTTTCTTTTCAGTGCCCATATTAAATCAACGCCTCCACTTCTTCATTTTTCAGTGCGTTCGGGGTCTTGCAAATCAGATTCACAATTCCCCAGTAGTAGTGATCCATGTCATCGTCTGAAAGCTCCCACTTTCTGGGATAGCCAACCTCAAACGCTCCACCGAAAACCGGCTTGCGCTTGAAGTGCTGCATAATCGCTTCCTTGATGTTCACGGTCTCCACATACCCCTGCCGATCAATTCCACGGTCATAGCTGCAAATAACCAGCTGCATGAGAACCAGCTGTGGATCATGGTCATTATCGACCTCGCCGCTCGATTCGATTACGATGATGCAGGGGTACATGGCATCGTTTGTGTCAATGTCATCATCGTTGTCCGTCTGGGTAGGCAAAAACTGCTTATAGATCTTGAGGGGCTTTTCCCCTTCCTGCCCGGTGAACATCATGCCCCGGAACAGTTCTTCCAGCTCGTCCATCATGGCTTGCTGGCACATTTCGCTGGTATAACCGGTGATTTTCTCGGCCATATCAGATCACGCCCTTTCGCTTTGCATTGGCGATCAGCTGCCGGATGCGCCGTTCGGTGTTGTCCTGAAGCATCTGCTCCACGGTCGTTTCCTGCATTTCCCACACCGTGTGGTGCATCGCAGAGCCGGAAGGGCTGGACATCGTGACCAGCTTTTCGTTCGGCTTCCAGCGTTCTTTTCCACTCTCGGTATAGTCTTTGTCAGCTGGCACGCCCAACTGGCGCTGTACCATACCGATGTGCTTCGACTTAAACTGAACCAGGAAGCCCTTGCTCCTTTCGCCGGTTCCGCTCAGGCCAATCATCGGACTGCCTTTCAGAACGTGTGCCTGAAAAACAGGCGGCGCATTGCGAACAGACGGACCCATGAAGGGCTTTGTGGGGCTGGTTCTGAAATAGCCCAGGTCTGCCCGGAATGCGCCGGGGTCGTTCTTCATGATGGCAAGGATAGCCGTCGGGTGGCGGTTGGTCGCTCTCTGCCGCTGACGCAGATCTTCGATCATACGCCTGCCAGCCGCGTTGAGGTCATAACGGTTCTTAACCTCGGTCAGCATCAGCTTTCGCGTCTGTCTGGCCGTGGTGTTGACCGCCACCTTCAGCGCTGCCGGGGTCTTGTTCGACAACACGCCAAGGGCACGGGACACTTCTTCGTCATTGACGGAAACCGTCATGGTGGAAGCGTCGTAGTTGGTATGGAAGTATGCCACCTTACCTCACCCTTTCCAATTCCATCCGGTAAACTCCCGCCTTCAGGGAGCAGGACTTGATTTTGTAGTCCCGCTTCTTATCCAGTGTGATCTGCTTACCGTTCTTTGGCATCGGGCCGTAGTCTTTCTGTTTCACGAACAGCAGCAGATCGGCCTTATACATTCCCTGGTCAAAGGACTGTTTTGCTCCGCCCTCCCAGTGCGCCGCACGTTCATTTACGCCGGGGTGCTGGGTAATGCAGAGCATCCGCTTATCATCTATGTAGCGTTCTTCTGCAAACTCGTTCAGGTTGAAGAACACCGTTTCCACATCCTGCGCCACATAGTCTTTGAATGTAGGGAGCGGCTTCGGGGTGTCCGGTGTACCGTAGTTCTGGTCAACATCCAGCATATCCGTGCTCCTTCCCGTATCAGCAGACGGTAGCGACCAGCCAGCTGTCCACCTTGTTGGGGATCAGAAGCGGGTGGGACTGCAGTTCCAGGAAACGGCGGTCAGGGCGGTGCTCCACATAAGTACGCAGCAGACGTGCGGTTTCGGCGGTATGCCAAACCTTGTCATCGTCCAGATAGGTGCACAGGCCGTAAGCGCGCATGAAGGTTGCGTTGCTCGGAATCATCAGCACCATGTTGTCCGGAATCAGGGGCTTAATTTCCTTGGTTTCATCATCCAGGTAGACTTCATCATATCCGTAGATGTCCACGCCGGGCAGGTTCAGGTGGCCGTAGTAGGTCAGGCCGCCTTCCAGTTCCTTGGGGGCCATGGCTCCAATGTCAAAGCGGCGCTTGTCCATCAGATCCAGAATCTGGCTGTCGGCCATGAAGTGATTCGCGGCCAGCTTGCCCATAATAATCATATCAGCGTTAGCAAAGCCGTTACGGCTCACCTGCTGCTTCCAGTCGCGCAGATTGCCCCAAGGATCCGCAGCAGACTTGCCCCACTGCTTCGTGCCTTCCAGGGTGATTTTGTTGGTGAAGCCAAAGTCGATAACTTCATCCACGCCCTTGCCCTTCACTCTCAGCCTACCAGTAGTAAGTACCTGGGCAGCCATCCACTCTTCGCGGCGGTCAACCATGTCGTTCAGCTTGTTGTATTCCTCAACCAGCTTTTCTGCTGCACGGTCAGCGGGAGTGCGGCTGGAATAAATGTCCTCACCAGGCAGGCGCTTCATGAACATATCTGCGGTGGTGATGGTCGCCGGGTTGACGAGGGGCGGCTTGTAGGACTTGGTTTCGTAGCCCTCACTCTCTACGATTTCACCGCCAACCATGGGATGAACGAAAGCCGCCATCTTACGGTCGCCCTTGACAACATCAATGTCAACGTGCTCGTCAGAGGAAGTTTTCAGCTTGGTGAAAAAGCGGTCACGCAGAAATGTGCGGGTCGGGGGCGCAGTACGCACAACCTCGGCCAGATACCGCGGCTCGTAAATGTTGATCTCATTTGCCATTTTTTGTTTCCTCCTATCACTTCAGGAAAATGCCCAGATTACGCAGAGGAACTTCCACGTCATCCACGCTCACATTGTTGGGCAGTGCCAGACCATGGGCAAAAAACTCACCGGTCAGATAAACCGGTACTTCCTTGTCTGCCTCGGCGCTGTCAGCCGTGATGCCGTACAGACCAGTCAGAACCGCCGTGCCTGCGCTGGCCGGTGCCGCAATAGGCTTCACCTTGCCATCTGCGATCAGGACAGGCGCGTGCGCTTCCACCGCTTCGCTCGCGGTCTTGCTGGTCTTGGCAATGCCAATATCCGTGCCGGCAATGAAATACTCCGGCGCGGTGCTGAAGTCTTTTCTTGCAAGATCCATACTCATGGTTCTTTCCTCCTTACTTCACGCCGTTGGCTTTGCGGATGGAGTTCATGAAGGATTTTTCCTTCGCGTCCTCCGGCTCCGGGTTTGCAGGCGGCGGATTAGTGATGTCGTTTGCACCAGAATCCTGGGCGTTCTTCTTCACCTTGTCCAGGTAGTCCTGGCTCTGCTTCTGCTGCTTTGCCTTCATGCTGGCGATCATAGCTTTTGCAAAGGATGCAGAATCAACGGGCTTGGTAAACTTCGCCTCGTTGGCCTGATCTTCTGCGCCGGGCATGGTCGCGTCCTCGATCTCCTTGATGCGGGTGCGCTCGGCAGTGATAGCCTCATTCTCGATGGTGGCTACCAGATCCGGGTACGCCTTGCGGAGATCATCCGTGGTCTTGATGTCCATGTCTTTTACCTCCCCATGGTCATTGCGTTCCGGCTTTTCCGCCGGGTTCATATTTTCAGACCGGTTCACAGGTTTTTCCGTGACCCGACTTCTGACAAAATTGGGCGCTTCGTTGAACGGGGTGTTCATGCTGATGCTGTTGACGAACAGGATGCCGTTGCGGTTCTCCACAACAGAATCGTCCGCTTCGTCGTCCACCTCGTCCACAAAGCCTTTCTCCTTGGCTTCCGTTGCCGTCCACCAGTTCGTTTCATCCATCCACTTGGCGCATTCGTCCTCGGTCTTGCCGGACTTCTTGGCGTACAGAGTGACGATGCTGCTGCGGATGGTTTCCAGCGCCTTCAGGCAGTTGTTGAGATCTTCTGCGGTCAGGTAATCGCAGACGCCCATGCTGACCGGATGCACCATGTAGCTGCCGTCTGCCGCTGCCACCACCTTGTCTGCATGGCAGGCAACAATGGTTGCTGCGCTGGCGCACAGGCCGTCGATGTGGGCGGTCACGGTGGCTGCATTGCGTTCCAGCATATTGCCGATTGCCTGCGCCGCAAACACATCACCACCGCCGGAGTTGATGTACACAGTGATCTCCTTCACGTCGCCCAGGGCGGCGAGGTCATCCGCAAACCGTTTCGGGGTCGCGGCGTCCTCCCACCAGCTGCGCTCGGAAATATCGCCGTAAAGCAGCAGTTCCGCTTTCTGGTCATCACCGGCCAGATTGCGGAACTGCCAGAACTTATCATTCGTCATCTTTTGGTTCGTCTGGGAATTTGGTTTGCTCATTTAGACCAACCTCCTTCATTTTTTCCATTTCGCTTTTGCGCTGCCTCATGTTTGCCCGCCAGTTCCCGCCGGTCATCTGGGCAGTTTCCTGCTCATTGGTGCTGATGCCCTGCTTAACACGCAGAATCGCCGCCTCAATCTCTTTCTTGGCGTCCAGATTGGTGCGTGCCGGACCATTCCATGTGCAGCCCATGTAGGCTTTCGCCACAGCCGGGTCATCAAAGAAGCCAGGTGCATTGATGCGTCCACGGGCTACCGCTTCGGCAAACCATTTCTCGTAGGCTGGCTGGCAGAAGTCTGCTGCAAAGCTATCCCGCAGCACGCCGCAGGTGCGCCAGAACTCGTTCAGTGCGCCGCGGCTTGCGGAATAGTTGGAGCTGAATTTCTTATAGAGCACCTCACTTGGGATCTCTACGCCGGTTGCCACCTGATTGGACATGGCTGTCATGAAGCCGTCATAGGTTGTGGTCGGGTGCTTCGGGTCGAATACGCTCGTATCCTCTCCCGGCGCAAGGTCGAACACAGCGCTCGGCGCAAGGTCGATGCCCAGTTCATCGGGCGGGGTGTTCGGGTCCTCCGCCTTATCCGCCGGTTCCTCGCCGAACGGTGCTTGGCTGGTCGGATTTTCATGCTTGATAAACAGCGTGATGGACGATGCCACGATGGCCGCCGCCAGCTCCGCTTCCGTGTATCTGCCCATCTGTTTCAGCGTGGGCAGCACCGGAGCCAGCAGAGGAACGCCGCGCCGCTGCCCGGCGCGTTCCCTCTGGGTGACGCACAGGATGTTCGGCTCTCCCGTTTCCGGGTCGCGGGCTTCCACCCGCGTCCATGTCAGCGGCACCGTGCTGTCGTATGCCAGCGGATGCCGACTTGCTATCCAGTACGCCACCACCGCGCCGTCCCGGTTCGTTTCCACGCCCTGCACGATCTGGAACACATCATGCCCGTCTATCTTGCAGGGTGCCATTATGTCCGTCCGGTCAGGGCTGCAAATCAGGTCTGCTTCGATCAGGCGCAGCCGCAGAGCATACGGCCAGTGCGGATGTTCGCTGAACTGTACCGCCGCAAACGCATCGCCGTTCATCAGGAAGCTGGTGAATGCCAGCGTCTGCAACCGCCAGAAGTTATCCATGCCAGCAGCATCGCAAAGGGTGCTGTCCGCCCAAAGTTCAAATTCGCGGGAGATCTGCGCCTGCAATCTGTCCGCTTGTTCCTCGTTCAAATGCAGATAGTCCGCATCCACCTGCGGGGTCGGCACAAGGCCGCTGCCCACCACATTGGTGCGCAGGGTCTTGATGGCACCCGTTGCCAGAGGGATACCCATGTAAGCATCTCGGCTCCGTTTGCGCAGTGTTTCCAGATTGTCCTCGATGTCCTCTTTTGCGCTTCCGCCGCCAACGTGCCAGCTCCGCATAGAGCGGGATGTGTGGGACGCGCCATAGTTCCCGTAACCGGTGCCGTTGTTTATGATAGACAGCGCCGTGCGGGCCATAGCGCGGCGATACCCCTTTTCGGGGGAGATTGCCGCAATGGCCTTATCAAGGAAATTCGCCATGTGCTCCACCGTCCTTACACATCATGCGGGGAGAAGTGATAGATCCGGTTTCTGCCCCGGCCCCTTTCCTCCGCTTCCGCTTCAGCCACTTTCTTTTCCCAGAAAGCAATGCTTTCCCGGATCTGTTTCAGGCTGGCGCGGGTCAAGACCATCTGCTCGATCTGGTAGCTCTGCCCGGTCGATACGGCGGCCTCGGCTTCCAGCCACATATCAAGGTGCCGCTGGGCGGTCTCTTTTGAAATAACAGGCATTGGTTAGATACCTCCCGATCTCCTTCTGCGGTATTGGCGCTGCTGTGCAGGACGCTGTGCATCCTCACCGGGGATTTCCAGACCGGGCGGGTTGCTGATTTCCAGCGCAGCAGTTGCGTAGTTCCGCACGTCAAATGCTTCATTACGTTTCTGCGCCGGGTCCTTCAGTTCCCACCGTTCCACTTTGCGGCCAGACTTCCAGCGTGTGACCTTGTGTTCCGCAGTAAGCATCTTGAAATAATTTTCGTCATACCCGGCATCTTCTGCCGCCGGGAAGTGGCAGTAGTTCGGGCCTTTGATAAGCACTTTCAGCCGGGCAAGGACGTGGTTCTTGCCGGTATCAACGCCCAGGGTGAACAGTTCGCCCTTGACGCGGTTGTTCTGGGTGGGGTTGCGCAGGTAGGGTACGTCCATACCGCCACGGCCCTTGATGGCCCAAATATGCCGTTCCTCCCGTTCTTTGCAGAACCGGATGACCTGATCCGGGAAGTGGCCGCCGCTGTCCATGCAGACAGACCGCAGGGACAGCTCTGTGCCGTCTTTCTTTTTCCAGGTGCGGGAAAGAAACTCGTCAAGGTCTGCCCAGACCTGACCACGCTTCAGGTCGCCGTAGATGCGCTGGTACCGGATGCCCCAGCTCTCTCTGCCGATGCCCCAGCCCACCACTTCGGCCTCGAAGCGGTTGTCCTGAGTATCGACACCGGCTGTCAGGTACACCACGCCGTCCGGAACTTCGGCCTCGTAGAACTCGCGGCGATCCAGCAGGTTGTTTGCCTCCACTGCTTCGCCCGGTTCCTCCCACGGCAAGCCCAGGTCAGTGTTCACAAAGACCTGCATCTTCTCGTAGTCGCCGCGCTGTGCATCCAGGTCAGCAGCAATGAAGTCCTCCACGATCTTGTCCCACCCGCAGAGGGTGGAGCCGATCTTGTTCATGTGGAAGCCCCGCACCGCCCGTTCCGGGTGCTCTGCGTGCCACTTGCCCTGCACGCTGTTCTTCTTCCAGCGGTATTCGTTGTCAAGGCAGCCACACTCGGCACAGCGGTATCTTGCACCGCCTTCCTTCCAGTTGTCCTTGTCGAATACCATGTTGTCCCAAACAAAGGGCTGATAAAAGCCGCAGTTCGGGCAAGGCACCGTCCATTCCTCTTGGGTGGATGCGTTGAACTCGTCCAAAATGCGGCTGTTGTTTTTGTCGGTGGGGGTCGATACCAGCACCGTCTTGTAATCCCAGTAGGTCGTTTGACGCTGCTCGGCCAGCATGACCGGGTCGCCTTCTTTGCCGGCGCTGGCTTTGTAAGCGTCCACCTCGTCCGCCAGCAGTACCTTGATGGGACGGCCGCGCAGATCGGTCGGGGCGTTTGCGCCAACGATGGTCAGTTGACCACCGGCGAAGTTCTTTTTCATGATCGTGTTGCCGGAGTAGCGGCTCTTGTTATCCACAAGGCCCCGAAGCACCGGAGTGTCCCGGATCATGGTAGCCAGACGGTCTTTGCTGAAGCTCTCGCCCAGGTTCACCGTAGGCTGCACGATCATGATAGGAGCCGGGTAGTAGCTCATGTAGTACCCGATGGTATTCAGGATCAGGCCGTCGGTCTTGCCGGACTGGGCGCACATCATGGCTACCACCTTGCGGATATGGACATCCCCGATGGCATCCATGATCTCCCGCTGGAAAGGTGCGTTGTCCGTATTCCAACGGCCTTGTGCTGCGGATGCTTCCGCCGACAAGCGGCGGTAGTTATCTGCCCACTGACTAAGGGTCAGGTTCGGGGGCGGCTTCAGCGCACCCAGTGCCCGGCTGAACATCTGTGCAGTCTGCGGTTCCAGGTGGATCATTGCCATTGTTGCCGCCGCCTTTCATGACACAGCTGCCGAACGGGCAGAACTGCTGGATCTCATTCAGCCGGGTGCCCCAGACACAGCCCCGGCATTTATTCTTCCTGCTCATCTTCGGGTTCCTCCCCCGCTGGTGCTGCCAGCGCAATTTCGGGGTCACTCAATTCCACAAGTGCTTCCTGCACTGCTTTTTGCAGAATGTCGTGGGCTTCCGCCGGGTCGGTCAGCTGGGCCATAGTATTTGCATACTTTGTCGGGATAGTTTCCAGCCGGTTCTTGAAATTTGCAAAGATGGTTTTCAGGGCGCGTTCCACATCCTCGGTGCGGTGCAGGTCGCCTTGGGCTTCCTCCATCCGCATTTTCTCGATCTTGCCGCGGGTTTCCTCCCGCTCGGCACGGGCAGCAACAAGACGGGCTTGATCGTCTTTGTTGCCGATCTTGAAGTTCAGGTATTGCCGGACGCAGACCTTCATGTCAAAGACACCGGGCCGGACTTCGGACAGCACGCCCTGATCCCGCAGGTTCCGCACCTGACGGTCAGTGATACCCAGCCATTCGCCAACGGCCTTACTCGTGTACAGCATCTTTGTCACCGTCCCCCGGTTCTCCGATCTCGCCGGTCGCCCGGATGCGCAGCAGTTCAAGCCGCTGCTGTTCGGTTTCCAGGTGCAGCTTGTCCATTTCGTTTTTCTGCATCTGGGCCGCCGCAGACAGGATGCGGCCATGAATTTTGTTCAAGGCTTCCTGCAGCTGCAAGATACGCTGTGCCGGGGTCTCCTTCTGATACATACCGATCTGCTGGTTTGCGCCGTCCCGCTTCCGCTTGCCACGTCCGCCGGGTACTCGCATATCCATGACGCTGGATGTAATCATCTGGTCAGGCGGTAAAGCCTGATACTCTTTGATCTTGTCCAGAATGTACTTTTCCCGGAGCAGCAGTACACCGATTTCGTGGGAAGTCAGCTCGGTGCTGTTCCGAGGCGCATTCTCTACGATCTGTTTTTCTTCCGGGGTGAGCTTGTCAAAGAAGATGGTCGCATAGGCTCCATCCTTCATTGCATTCTCATTCCCGACAGGTGCCCCGCCGCCGGGGTTGCCCACGGCGTTTTTGTTTCCCGGCTGTCCGCCGGGCTTCCGGGGTGCGGGCGGGCCCCACCCGTCCTTTGCCTTCCAGCGGCGGACCGTATCATATTTAAGATGGAGATCGTCCGCCAGCTGCCGAAGATTCACTTCTCCGTCCTTCTCCATCCGGGCAATGTACTCAGCGCGGGCGGCATCGCGCTCATCGCTTCGCCTTGCCATTTGGTTTTCCTCCAATAAAAAATGCCCCGTCTGGCAAATCATCCAGGCAGAGCATTCAGTTTCGCCGCCGGTCCTGCGGCATTTCTTCGGGTCGCTTACAACTTATAAGCAACAGTGTATGAAAAAGGCCCCTCGGTTCGCCGCCGTGGGGCCTCTCTCCATAATTCCACTGTACTAAGTATAGCACCAAAACCGTCTTATAACGTCTTATCTTTTGCTGGTTGGGGCTTTCAAATGTAAACACTTTATGACATACCACCATTTTGCCGCCCTTGGCAAGATGGTCTTTTCCCGATTTTGTTGATCTCAACAAGATCGCGCCTGGATGTTTTGTCGGCACCAGCAAAACATGAGTTGCTTACAAATTGTAAGTGGCCACCATTTTGTTGGCGCTACCAATATGGTGCCCGCCATCCCGGTGACGTTACCGCCATGGTGTCCCGGCCTGAATTTTTTGAACCCGTCACCCTTTTTCTGGGGCCAAAACGCGGAACCCCTTCAAAAATTTTTGCACCTAGAAATATTTTGGGGCTTCGGAACCCGCACCGCGCCCGCCGGCGGGGGGCAGTACCTTTCCGGCGGCGGGGCCGGACGGGGCGACGGCAGGCCGGGCCGGTGCCGGGCCGCCGGTTGGCGGTGCCCAGAGCAGCGGCAGGCCGTCGAGGCGGAGAAGGAAGGGGGCAGGGGGTTAGATAAGGCGGCTATAGCCTAGCTATTGGCTATACTGCAAAGGCCATATGCCGGTCAGGTAAAGAATCTGACCCCTCCGGCGGCGGGCTGCGGTGGGTGGTTTTTGGCTGTTGGCGGGGTGATCTGCTGCGGCAGGTGGGCGGCAGGGCTGGCGGGGTGCGGTGTCGGTAGGTGCTGGCGGTGGGCTGCTGGCTGCTGTGATGTCTGGCAGGGTGTGCAGGCTGTGCAGCTTGTGGGCTGCGGGGTCATCGGTGCGGCGCTGGCGGTGCTGTTGGTGTCGGTCTGCTTCTGGCTGGCGGTGCGGGTGGGCGGGGTGATCTGCTACGGCGGCGGGGTACCGGCGGGG